CTGACTCGTCACGCTTTCGCTTATTCAACCCATACTGCTGTATCATGCCTCCGATCTGACCACCGAGATTAGCAAACATCTGCCCCTGCGTGGCTCCCGCCCTGGCGATGAGATTAGCGGCATTAGCGTTAGAGCTTAGTGCGCTTCCGTAATTACCTGAAAAGAATGGTTTTCTTGCCATGTTATTTGTCTCCTATTTTAGAATCCATCCACTTACGGATAATTGATTTCAGGCGAGGCTTATTGCTTATCCAATTGGCAAAGCGTTCGCCATATTCTGCATATAGTTTAAATAACCAATTAGGTGATTCTGTGAACATCCACTCACGGAATTGTAACCACGATGGATTAGTGGGTCCATAGACCTCGCGTGCTACCCAACATAAACCTGAGAACAATGTTGCACCTCCACTTGCTGCTGCTCCCGCGCCAGACAATAACCCGCCACCTAGCGCGCCCAATCCGCCCATGATACCTGAACTTCTACTTGCATCAGCGGCTAGCTGCGCACCGTACATATTTGCTTGGTTAGTATATTGATTACTCATGTATCCGAGTCCTGACTCAGGATTCAAATATTGGGGACCAGAGTTTAACCCATAGTTTGCCTGACCAAACACTCCCTGTCCGGCTTGTAAACTTCCTCCTCCTCCTCGGCCCAACAGTGCTTGGAATGGATCGAGTGTATACTGATCCTCCATCCTTGCCAAATTACCCAAAGCATTAATGTAATTACCAAGTCCTTGCTGACGTAAGCTTTCATTCAAACGCTCTGCGTCCATCTTTGCACCTACATTAAACTGATCACTTGTCATTGCACGGGCTGCATCTCCCGTTTGTATACCAGCTTCCTGCCCTAGTGCGGATTGTGCAAATGCACGGTTTTGCATTCTACGGTTGTTGTCCTCCTGCACACGCGCTTCCGCTTCTGCGATTGCACCGCTTTGGTCAAAGGTTCTGCCCATCATGGTGGATCTCGCACGGGCGGCTTCTGCGATTTGTCTTTCCTCGCGATCTGTGAGTCCTTCATTTAACGCACCACGTGCATCTGAAAGAAGTGCGGATCGTAATGTATCCTCGCCTGTGTCAAGTTGTCCAACGGAAGCATCTCCGCTCATTGCGTAATCTCCTGATTTAAGCGCAGTAGGCAAAGTAATCGGACCATCTCCGCTTACAGTGGTTGATTTTACTAAGGTGTCAGGGTCAAGTGTTGGATCAGCGGCTAACTCTGCCTGTGTGGGCTTGCGCATACCTGTGAGGTTTTCACGCTGTTGCTCAAGGAGTACACGGGCATCATCAAGTCCTGTAGTTGTGGCAGGCTTGTAGTCCTCCATTACATTTTGATAGCGCCCTGATAAACGCTCAACATCTGCTAGGTCAGCTTCGCGTTGGCGGGAAAGATTACCGCGAGCAAGATCCTCTGTAAATGCGGATAGACCAAGAAATTGACCATCTGCATCAAACCCTGCTTGGCGGTCACCTGTTGCTTCTGTAATTGATTCGCCTATTTCTGATGCAAGTCCTGCGTTCACATCTTCTTGTGTGGCTTGACGGGTGGTAAACTCCTGTACATTACGACTATCTCCAAGGAGATTGATCATTCCGTCACCTGAGAATGATGCAGGTATTGTTTCCGTCTGCCCCGCTTTTGATTTATCTACGATTATGTTTCCGTTGGGATCTTTTGCATAGATGGGTTTTGGATCGCCTTTTCCCGTAGTGGGAACCTCTACATCCATTCCATCTTTGTATGAATCTTTAGTGTAGAAATGAAAATTCTTTATTGCATCAAGCTCATTATCTCCATCATGCTCAGATGTGCGAATAGTGCCGCCTCCAGGTGCCTCCACAATAACTCGCCACTTAAATTTATTACCTTTATTCGATTTTTTAAGGAATTGTTCAGCCCTAACATTGTAAGGTTGTTTGACTTTTTTTGTCGTTGTAACTGTCGTTGGTTCCTCGCCCACAACCAACCTACCCTCGCTATCATAAGTACCGCTAGTTGACTCCTGTCTGTTGCCCAACAATGTCTGACGTAGAACATCTGTATCGATCTGTGCGGTCTGCTGGCGAATGGGTGCTTCAACTCCCTGAATAATATCGCCTAAGTTGCCACCCTCAAAACCTGCGTCTGCGTAGATGTCAGCATACTCACCCTGTCCGAGCAGTTGCTGCATTTGTGCTTTCATCGCGTCTGCCATTCCTTCCCCATAGGAAGGTTGCTGCGGCATTTGATAAGTTGTTCCTCCTCCACCCATTTTTATTTCCTCCGATTAATTCTATTAAAGTCGTACCATTTTACAGGTTTTTTCTTGAGTTCGCGCATCCAACCAACAAAAGGGAGTGGATATGGAATACGCTTAATAAATTCTGAGATTGCACTGTCTCCTATTGCAGTTCTGACATACCATGCATTTGGTGCAACTATTCCCCATTGTTCATCAGGATGTTGATCAATATCTGTGCGCACCGCTTTACCAAGGAGTAATGTTTGTGGTGTAATGAATACATAGCCATATGCAGCATAAGCACTTAAATCCTTAAACATGTCACCCTTTGTGGTGTCATAAAATTCTTTAGCTCTTTCTAATATATTCATTCTGCGGTTAAATATTCGTCTGCATCAGTTGCGCTCACTGCACTGCCCAGGTTTACTCGTAACCATGCTGAACCATTGTCCACTGCGAGGCATGGACTTCCTCCGTCCCCGTTGGTGCAGTAAACCACTTTTCCCGCAGTACCAGCAGAAGGAAGACCCGCAACTGCAAAACTCTTCAGCACTACGGTTGTGTCCGTCACATCTGGAACGGTTACGGTTGGTTCGCCCAACTGATTCAGATTGGCTGCGGAAATATCCACCCCTGTCGCGTATGTAAAGCCACGGGTCACTGTGCAGGTAATCGCCATTATGCCACCTCTCTTCTTGCATTTGCTCCTACTCCTATTGCTTCTAAGCTTAAATGTCTAAAGCTCGGTCTTCCCGCTAAGACATTTATTTCTATACTTGCCCCATAGCCACGGGTACGACCTGTACCAAATCTAAACAGTGCTTCCTCTGTGCCATCTGCGGTGTGGGTAAGAACGGTAGTGCTTGAGTCCGGGTCAAGGGTATTGACCTTAATATTAAAGGCATCTGCATTAACTGTGTTTGCCCCTACTTGTCCACGTTTCCAACTCTTTACTCCTATGTCTCCAAAGGTAAAGGATCGAGACACTAACTTACCTGCGATTGCAGTTGTGCCTGACTCGCTTGTGCTACCTATTTTTCGTCCGCTATCATCAATGGAGTTTTCTTCCATTAAGTACCAACCTGTTTTGTTACATGCGAATAGTCTGCGTCTTGTTGGTGCAGATCCGTGCGAGCAAATCACAAAGTCATCTACATGAAATGCCGCACTGCCTGCCATTGCTGGGTAGGAGTCAACGCTTGTCCAGGTGTTGGTCAGGAGGTTGAATATAAATATTGCATTGGGAACTGTTGAACTGCCTGTGGGTACAGCAAGATAGTATTTATTGTCATACACCACACCACATGATTTGTCTGCTGCTGCGTAGTTTATTCCATCATTAGGATCATCAAACTGATCCTGTATGGGGCGGGTCATGGGTACTGTCTCACCACTTATTTTACTAATTGCCACCCCAAGCCCTTTGGCTGGATCTGTGCCGGGAGATAATACTATTACTCCATTGTCAGACAGGAAGAATGTTTGTGGTCCAGACTGTGCAATTGATTTGCGAGCCACACAACCATGCTGACGGGTAATTTCATATGTGTTAGCTGCGGAGGTAGTCGCAATATTGTTAATCATGTGGATGCTGTTACGCATAAACACGATTAACTGATCTTCTTGGTAAGGAAAAAATCCTACTAGTTTATCTGCACTTCCTTTATTTATTCTAAATTGTGATTCAGCAGCGTAATAATTATCTGTGTCCAATAAGTCAGACATTAAGATTGTATAATTACTATCTGTGGGTTGCGGTATAATTAAACGATTCCTAAAGAATACACCATAGTCTGTGTTTGGGCATTGTATGCGTCCTGCACCTGGGCTTCCATTTGCTTTGACTACAAAGTCTGTAGGACTGCTGTAATCACCATCCCATTCGAGCGGTGTCTTGTCCTTGCCACGAAACAAAATTAGCTTCTCAAGTGATTGTACAAAGCTTGCTCCATCCGCTTCTGCGACTACCTCACCACCAGGATAATCTATAGCGATACCACTATTATTTGCATCGTTCCAAATGATTGCTTTTGTCTTGGTGGCTGCCACTACAAACTCTGTGCCTGTGGCAGGATCACTGAATAAAGTACTACAAAACACACGCTCATCTGTGCCGTTGTAGCTTAGTGTTACACTGCCTGCTAAAAAGTCTATTCCTTTGCGGGTTTCTGCAAGATCGCCAGACAGACGCATATTCTCGCTAGTCTGTACGAACCCACCCTCTAAGCTTGTCTGTTCTAAATGTGAATTGATACCACGAAATCCACGATCCCCGTCTGTGAGGATTTGATCATCGAGTCTGCCAGATGTGCGATATCTTGCCATTTCACTTTTTCTTAGTTTCTTGGTAAAGCTTTCTGCCCATGTAAATGATAGTAATTACTCCAGCTATACATCCGAATAGACTATCTAATTGTGAGATACCAAAAGTGGCTAATGTGCCACCCATGCCAAATATTGAGGTGCGGTCGATCATTAGAACAGTAAATCCAAGATTATGATGCCAACAACGAGTCCAACAAATACCGTTATCATTTTTCCTTTTTTCGAAAGGTCTAAAAATTTATCTCTTAAAAGTTCTAAGTTTCTCATTTTGGAGTGCTTGGTTTGGGAGGGAATGGTGCGCGAGTTTGATGCTTAATCGCTTCTGTCTTCGAGCAATTTTGAGCAGTTCGTTTTGCAATGAAGATAGGAATGGCAAGGTATCCCGCTAAAAGAACTGCGGCTCCTATGAGGATTTTCTTTATGTAAGAGGTAAAACTTTCAAAGCCTGACTTGTGACTCTCCATGCCCTTTGCCACTAACTCGCTTACATCTCCGTGTGTGAGTAAATCAAGCTTTTCTTCTGCCTCAATAAGGGCATCTTTGTTTTTTAAAGCCTCGCCAGCTAGTACGCCAGCACCAGCAGAGAGTCCACCAACTACAGGGCCACCCGCAAGCGTTCCGACACTTCCGCCAATCACTCCTCCAAGGGTTGGGTAGGTAGAGCGAAATGAACATCCTGTAAGGCTGATTAACATAAGTATTATAAAGCCTTGTATCATTCAGGATTTTCAGGTGTCCACTCAGGCCCCGCTAGTATCGTGAGAATTTCGGAGTGCGAGTATTGAGTTTTACCCTCCAAGAATGAAGGCGTGTCACCGTCAAACTTGACGAATGTTTTCGTGCCAGCA